GAACCATAAAATCCACTGCTAATATAGTTATCAACCCCGTCCTCGTTATTTTCGGGGACGGGGGAAACTATAGTCTTGGATTTTTTCTCTGTATCCTCAATAGAAAAACCAAAAAGTTTTGCCATAGTATAAACTGACTATACTGTTATTTTACTATTTAGCTGATGTCCTCACCACCTGCCTGAGCAGATGTTCCTCTAAATGCTTCCCAATAATGAACCTGAAGTTCTACGGTAAACTCCTGAATAGTATCAGTCGTTTCGTAGCTCAGATCAATAGTAGAAATATTTGTCGGGAAGATATCCCAGAACTTATAAGATCTAAGTACAGAACCATCACGATCCAGTTGCTTAACAATAGCATCCTTTTGATAATCAACAGGATTTGTAAGTCCGGTTGCATCAATCATTTTGTTGATTGAATTCATCCACTTTTCAAAAGCAGAACGAATAGAGAAATCAACGTCATTGATGACGGTGATTGTCCAAGTTTCGAATGTTCTATCTCCGGCAACTTTCAGAACACGACCTCTGAAAGGAATATCGATATTAGCAATCGTAGAGGCAGGCAGTGCTGCTGCCTTTACGAGAAATCTTGCTTTTTGAAGAACATCATTATCAACAGAAACAGCATCAGGGAATGCTAATTCAACTTCAAATAGATTGGGTCTTGCACCACCACCAGATAATCTGCTTTTGAAATCACTGATCGTTCTTACTGGTGAGGTATTACGTTGTTGGCGACTAGGCATTTTTCTTTAAACCTCTAAATTAAACGTTACCGATAACTTCTTCAAATGAAACACCAGTTCTGGTGGCAACAAATGTAAGACCAATGAAGTTGATTGATCTTGCAGGTTTAATAAAGATATCTGCCACAAACTCATTATTATCTATAATTGCGGCAGTGTTATTTGTCTCATCACAAATAATAACATAATCTTGAATACCTCGTTTTGCTTGAACATCACGGAGGAATGGTTCAACAATGTTCACAAAATTGGTTCTTGTGATTTCATCGTTGAACTCAAAGAGTTGATCTCTTGCAGCAGCAGAGATTGCATCTTCAAGATAGATGAACAAACGACGAACGTTGATTCTATCAAATGCAGATGCCTTAGAAAGTGCAGTCTTATCACCAAAAAGAATGATTCCACCACCAGGAGAAACAATAACTGGATTAACTCTTGCAGAGTACAATCTATCTCTTTGTATTAGGGAAGGATTATATGCCAGTTTGACTGCATTGAGGATTGCACCTCTTGTAGTTCCGGCAGGTGAGAACCATGGGAAGTTATCAATATCATTGCGAGCACAAAGTCCGGCAATATCTCCATTTAAAGGAACATAACGGAATGTGTTTGCAAATCTGTCAAACATATATTTGTAAGCACTATCAAGTACACCATATGAAGATGATGAAACTTTGGAGTAGAACTGTAATATATTGTCGGTGATAGTTTCATCATTATTGACCGTTACAGTTCCTGCATTGGTATCACTAAGGAATGCTTCTCTATATGGTGAGACGAATGCAAGTGCATCCTTTCTTACATCAGCAACTGCAATCAGTTTATTTGCAAGTGCTGCTGCCAGATCTGATGAATAATTTGCAGATCCCATAATCAGGAAGTCAATTGCATATGTTTCGGTATTTTCAAATAACCCATAACCGGTTGATAACTTACTTACATCTGAAGCAAGTGCTCCTACTGCCTTAATATCGGTTCCTCCATCATAGTTCTTACCACTCGAAAGAATTAAGTTTATATCACCAGTAGAGTTGAAGATAACTCCTTCTGCTTCTTGATCCCAAGAACCACCAGTTGTATGGGTAAATGTTCCTGATTGGAATCCCATTGATGTAACAACACCAGCTGGTTCATCACCACCATAAATGTATACTGAGTTTGACTTCAGATAAGATCTCCAATAAGAAGGAGAACCTGTGGAGAATGTTGCATCTTTTGCCTTAGAAAGGTTGAGATGCTTCTCAAGAATCGTTCCTGCATTTCCGGTAACTTTACCTTCACCATCAATAACTACAACGTGAACTTCATCAAATCGTGCTCCTCTTTCTGTAGCATACTCCGAAGTTCCTGGACGATCTGCAAGAGTGTTCCAAGCCTGAGTTTCAACTGTAGTTGTACCACCTACAGTTGAAGTAGAAATCGCAACGGTTTGTTGTGAGAACCAATCTTGTCTTCCAGTGTATGAAGTAGTTGCAAAAGATACCGATTGACCTGCAGTTGTTAATCCAATACTACCAGTAGCAGTGAATGCCCAAGTTCCATTTTGCTGATAATCTTTTACAGTTTCTGTTGCACCATCAACATAAGAGAGAACTTTGACACTTACTTGCCCAGCTCCGAGTTCAGTGATAATACCCTTCAGGTGTCCGGTCAGTGCTGTGGTTGTTCCTGCACCAACATCATATCTACCACTCATCGATTGAGTAATACCTGCACCAACTGTAATACCTGTTGTATCAATACCAGTCAGAACTTGGTCTGCTTTTGCATCAATAATACCGATTCTGATTCCATTTGCCCAAGATCCTGGATTCCTGGCAATAATTGGTCTACCGGCAATTACATTTTCGTCGTATTGAAGTTGCTCATAGTGCTCAACACTCTTGATCTTAATTGAAGATCCAGAACTAACAGCATTGTAGAGATTGTCGTCATCTTGTCTGACGATTCTCATTGGTGCACCATATGCCAAATATGATGAAGCAGTGAGCCAGTGCTCATAGTGCTTATCATTTCCGTATGGTTTTCCAAAATTCTCTAGTAAGTCCTTCTCCGAACCAACGAGAGTTGGAAGATCAACGGGACCTTGTGCAAAAGGTGCGACAATACCGCCAATTTTTTCGGATGATGGATCGACTCTTCCTAATGTAAGGTCAACCTCCCTTACCTTAATCCCAGGAGATGCTAAATTTATTGGCATCTTGTTTGTCCTCGCAATCCAAATTTATCTAAAAATATTTAGGAAAATGGGCATTTTCAGTGGGGAAATGATGCGTGAACAAAGTTACCAGTCAGGATATTCCCACCTATCAAATATTGTGGTGGTCATCCTACTGACGACTATTCTTTTTTTAGTACAATCTTTACACTCATATGAATATGAGGATGCCAGAGTTCTATCTCTTCTGGTTTTGTAAAAATCGTTTAGCAAGTTCTTTACTTTACCACATACTCTACACTTTCTTTCTAAGAATAATAAATGTTCTAATTCAATCTCATCATCAAAAGACATTATCTATAATCCCACATATAGGAACGATCGCCGTATTCATCAGCATACCACCTATCACCGTCACTGTCCACAAAAGTTGTTTCATCATTGAATCCATCGGAAATAAATCCAAATGGTGCCATATCTTGTTCTATCTGATCTTTTTGCTCTTCATAAATTCTCTTACGGACATCATTTTCCGTCATCTCTTTAAAATAGTCTTGTGCAACTAACCAAGCAAAAAGAACAAGGCACATTGCAAGATCATCATTACATCCTTCTTCTGCCTCAAAAGAATTGTTTCTTTGAGCAAAAGTTGTTAATTCTGAAATGATTTCATAATCGAGAGTAAGTAACTTAAATTCTTCAATAAGAGTTTTTAGATTAGAGCATCCAAGTTTTTTAACGGAAGATGTTGTTCTAACACCTAATTGTGTTTTGCTACCAGAAAATCCTTGACCAACAACCTGTCCATTTCTACCTCTCATTGAAGACATAAGAATATTTTCATATTCCAAATCATAATGAAGAATACTTGCTACCTGATCTCCAATATCATTAACTTCTACTAGTAACCAAGCATTATTATATCCCTTTGCCACATCCAAAATAATATTTGGAAATAGCATTGGTTTGATTTCATTATTTCTATATTTTGCTACACACTTGTATGGAAATTCTGTAATATCAAACACGATAAATGCAGAATAATCGTTGCCCAAACCACGAGCAACGTCAACAGTAAGGAGGTAGTTGTGGTCCTTTTGCGATTCTTCGTAGACATCTAAACCTGCATTTCTCTGTATAGGATTTTCATATACTAAACTCTTTAGAATTGTTGGATTGATTAATGTATTAACAGATCCTAGAAATTCACACTCAAACTCAACACGAAACTGTTGTTCCGAAGTGTTTGCAATTGTCTGTTCTTTCCAAACTTCATCTCTTCCCGGCACTTCAGACCAGTGAACATCAGTTGGTACATATTCATTTTTATTTCTCTCTGCATCGTGCCACATACGGTAGAAGTGATTCATACCGTGTGGCGTGGATACAATAATTACTTTGGTGTTTTTACCAGAAGTAATAGTAGGATAAACAGATGCAAAGAACGAGTCAGCAACGTGATTTGGGACGAACGCGAACTCGTCGAGAAAGAGGATGTTGAACGACATACCTCTGACAGCACTTGCAGACGTACTAGCTGCCAGTATCTTACTGCCATTTTCCAACTCCATCGATCCTTTGTTCCATGATATAATACCCTGCTGCATCCATTTTGGTAAGTTTTCGTAAGCAGTTTGTAACCTACTGAGAAGTTCTCTAGCGGTTGCTGCCTTGTTTGCCAGAATACCAATGTTTACGCTATCATTGAATACAGCATAATGCAAAAGATAAGATACGACTGTAGTGGATTTGCCAGTCTGTCGAGGCATCTTACAGATATTGAATCTGTTATTATGAAAGTTATGAATTAGTTTCTCTTGGAAATCATATGGGTGAAACTGTGTCAGACCCTCATCAAGAGAAACGATCTTAATATAGTTATTAGCAAAGTAGACTGGATCTTCTTTACATTTGAGGAACTCAATAATTTGGTCTTCAGTAAATTCAATTTGTGTATTCGCCTTCTTAAGGTTTGGGTTCCCCAAATAGACCTCAGACATAATAAAACCTCTTAATCTTCTACATAAATGAACGATGCACTTGCCTGAGTCATATTGCTCGTTGAACTAACAACAGTAGTTATATAACCTCCTGGTGGAATATCAATGCCAATATTAACTAAATCTACATCAATTGTATCACCATTTGATACATGGAATGCTGCAATAGGTGGTGTAGATTGTGCTGGCAAAACAAATAGTCCAGTGCTATCTTGTTTTGCAAATAAAGATGCATTAAAAACAGTTTGACTTGTCCATCTTAATGCGTTAGTAAACTGAGCATTATAATATAAGTAGATAACTGCAGGATCTCCGGTTGTATTTACAGAACCTGTAAGTCTTCTCGGAATTAAATCTCTTGTGTTGATTTTGTTCTGATAGATAACTCTATTTTTAATTGTAAGAAGATGATACAAACTTCCTGTAGTATTCATTGCATCAGTTCTTGTTGCAGTCACAGAATATGGAAGTCTTGTGGGTTGAACAATTCCTTCAATTGCTCCAAGGAATGATGCACCAGTGCAAGTTACAACACCACTTGTAGCACCACCCAAGTTAGCAGCAACATATCCAACTTTCATTGATGGATTATCAAGGTGCGGAATGGTATTTCTATTTGAATAATGTTCGTGATGGAAGAAGAACATATCCCCATTCAGTGGATTTTCCACCGCATATCTTATTTCACCTGCACCCAACCAACGGAAGTTAATCTGATACACATTCAGTTTTGAAGGGTCTATCGTTACACCCGATGTTCCAGTTCCATCAAGTTTATCGAGATTAAAATCTTCTTGGAAAGTCCAATTCTCTGTTTGTGCTACACCAGTTTGTAAAGTTTGATTGGTGAATGTAATTGTTGCTGTGCTTGTTACATTAAATGTTCCTGTTTGGGGACCAAGAGATGTTGCTAAGACTGTTATTGAAGTCTGGTCATATTCTGCAATATATAAAGCATTAAAGAGTGCCTGTGCTTCAAGACCCTTAACAAGTTGGGCAATATTTCCTGCAAGAGAACCAGTATTTAATGTTACCGCAGTAAATCCCGTATTGTTAAGCGTAACGGTTACATCCCCATTTGCAAGTGTAGAGAATGTGAATTTGTGAATATCAGTTTTTCCACCACTTGCACGAAGAACTCCAAACTGACCATTCGTATGAGCATAACCAATTTGTATTGCATTCTCTTGATTAAACAATCCTGCTCTTTGAGTAAAACCAACTGGATTTTCTGAGAATGCTGCGGTAAGTCTACATACTGCACCTTGTCCTGGACGATATCTTAGGAAGTTTGTAGACCTAATTACACCATAAGAGTTTGCATCTGTTCCAGCACCAACTCTTAGAAGTGAATTTCCGTTAGTTGCGATTCCACTGTTAGAAAATTTAAATGTCTGAAACTCTCTTGGGTCTAATCCATATACAGCATCTCCCTGAATTTTGGGAGTGATGGGAATAGCAACGTTTTCCCCAAAAGCAGATTTTGAACAAGCACCTTCATTCAGAATATTTCCATATTCATCAGCACGAAGATAAACCTCATGAAGTGTTCGTTCTTGATTTAAATAATCTTGTATGTTCTTATTCCACTGTGCCATTAATCACTCCAACTTAATCTTTCTGGTTGGTATCTTTGTGCGTTTTTGATTCTTGAGTTATTTACCTGACCAGGATAAATGTTATGAACGATTGCACCAGGATATTCTCCCTGAATTTGTTCTGCGAGTTCATTCTTGGAAAGCATTGCACCTTCTACTTCTAGACGATACATTTTTCCTTCCCAGACAATATCTGCAAAGAATGACTCTGATGCCTGTTCTGGTTGGGAACTCCCTACATTAAGAGTTCCGTTAAAATCACCATTAATAGTGATACTTTCGGATAAAAATTGTTGAAAACTTTTCATTGATCAGCACTTCCAGCGACGACGGGCTTTACAAACAGGTTTATCGGGGGTCTTAGAGCAATCGATGTTGTGCATGTCTTGTTGACCCTTAGATCGAGCACAGAAAGATTTTCTACGCTTCGCATCCTTACTTCCCGGTTTTGGATCACCTGTTACGGCAGTCTTCAACTTAGAACCAGGATTCTCACGACGATATGCCTTAACTGCTGCAGGACTCATACCATCAGTCTTATCGGATTTATTGACCTTTTGCCAATCCTCATCAAGTTCTGCTCTCCAATCAGAAAACTCTTCTTTTTTAACTTTTACTTTTTTAGAATCTCCAGTTCTAAACTTACCAAATGGAGTTGGAAGTTGTTCTCCATATTCTCCAGTTTTCTTTTCAACTTTGTCATTGGGATCTACATCACCATCAACATCATAATCAATTCTTGTTGATGCTTTTTTTGAAAGTTTTTTGAGGTTACCTCCACCAATTTTTGATTCTAAATCAGATTTTGTTGGTGTGTGCTTTGCCTCATCAATTTCATTTTCCTCTTTCTTCACACAGTTATTATAGGTTTTACCAAACATTTTTTTAGTTCCCTTTTTCTCATATCCCTTCCAACACTTCTGTCCTTCATCAATCTGCTCTTGACCACCCTTAATTGGTTCTGGTTTGATGAGATCAATGAATTCATATTCAGTTGCCTTAAAGTCATCTCTCCAGTTTAATAATTCATATGACTCTTTCTTAGTGCTGTTGCCCCAGTTGGCAGCACCAACCTTACGACACTTGACTAATGCACCAGAAGCATAAGCAGAAGGCCAGACAGAATAACGTGACTTGACCTTATGATAGCAGGCATCTTTAGTGCCACTACCTTTGCCCTTTTTATCCTTTCCTTCGATAATTTCTACTTCTTCTTTTTTCATTTTTCTAGCATCGTCTTTTGCGAAAATTTTTGCTTGTAATTTTTTATAGTTATCATATTTTCTGACAGCATCAGAATGTTTTTTCTTTTGTTCATCTGTTCTTGTATCCTTTCTCTTAATAGAAACTATGTTGGGTTTTTCTTTTTTATAATGAGAAGCAGGAATATTCCCATCCTTATCACGTTTAACGTCTGAGGTTGCACCTCTATAGGACACTTTCTTATTACTAGTCTGACCCTGACGAATTGAAGATCCCTCAATAATTTCTACTTCTTCTTTTTTCATTTTCTTTTTGTCAGTAGCAACATAAGTTGGTTTTGCGGCACCAGATTTTTGTTGTTGTCCAGGGTCTGCTTTTTTCTTTCTTCTAGCAGCAGAAAGTCTCTCAGACTTACTCATACTTGCTCTTTTTGCTGAAGAGACGCACTTTGGTGTTCCTTCTCCCGGTTCATCACTGGCGCAAGTCCCACCTGTGACGACATTGACCCACCCTCCTTTGCCATCTTTAGATTTGGATCCTTTGAACCACTTGTGTAAGGTGCCTTCACTGACGCCTCCGCCATTAGAACCCCCATTAGAGTACCCATTCCCATTTCCATTGCCATTCTGGTTATTTCCATTTGTCGGTGCGTCTATTCCAGTTTCTTCGGGTTCTTTCCCTCCACCAGAAAATCTGGCGGTCATCTTCAAACCCTGAGGAATGGGCTTGCACTTCTCATCAGTATAACAGTAATAGTATCCCTGCTTACACTTTTTCATTAATAAAAAAGTAAGTTACTCTTTATTATTTAGAAAACCTTGCTTTAGCATTTTCTGAAGTTCTGAAGTAGAACCTACGAAAACAGCGTTGTTAGTAACATTGTTTGTAGTCTTCTTAGACTCATCTTCGACATCTTTAAGTTTCTTCTGAAGATCAATCAATTTATCAGTAGTATCTGCAACACTCTTAATCAACTGTCCAGCGACCTCATATGCCCTTGGACTGCCCCCTTCACCTGCTACCTCCATAATACCGTTAATTGCCTCCTGACCCTTCTCTATGAGGGAATAGAGATTAGCACGACTATATTCATAGTCCTTTTCAATATCAACTTCTTTAGATTTTACAATCTCTGGTTTTTTCTTAGCAGGTTCTACTTCAACAATTTCACTTGTTGTATTGAGTGCTTCATCTATAGAATCATAATTATTACTCATAACAATCAAATATCTTCTTGTCTAGTAGGACTGTATTCTTTAGAATCTGGTAAGAAAGTCCAGTTTTCATTAAATCCAAAATCATCTCCAGGTTCTGCAGTAATTGGATCTGGAGTAGCTGTATATCTCATTTCACGTCTTGCAGTTTGTATATTTGTATCACTATAAATATCTGCCTGAACCTTACGGATGAGACCATCGGAAGATTCTGCAATTGGTCCAAACAGGTATGTCTTTGCAGTAAATCTTAAAGTATAAATTAGTGCTCTTCTTGTTTGGAATGAACCCTCATAATCATCTTGGAAATCTATACTATCAAGTATAATAGGTATATCTCTTTTTTCTCCAATAGACTCAACTAAATCAACTGTCAAATTAAATGATGGTTGGAAGAATGGAAGTATTTGCTCAATAATCTGAAGTGCATCATCATTTAACTTACTAAAAATGTTAAGTTCAAACTCGATATTATAAGGAACCGGCATAAACACTTTTTTCATTTTGCCGTCACCACTATCAACAGCCTTGAATGTTTGAGTTACTCCAGTTTTTCTAGTTGAATCATATTGAATCCTGGTCATCTCAAATGACATTCTTGGAAGAGTAATTGCAATTGATTTTGATAACTGCTCTTGCTCCTGAATCTTTGTCAAGAACTTTTGCATTGGTCCATAAGAAAGACCAACCTTTGTTTCATCTATTATACTACCATCACTCTTAGTGTGACGAATTGAAACATTATTAAATAATGTTCCAAAAGAAATAATAGTCTTTCTTATAATTTCGTGATAAAAATAAGTTCCTAACATTAGTAAGTTCCAAATGGATTTGATTCAGTAAAATCTAATATATCGTCTGCTTCTGTTTCAATTTCTTCATTGACATCGTATGGGTTATCATAACTATCGTCATCATATTCTGAAACAACATATCTAGCGGAGGAAATTGATCCGACAATTATTTCACCTACACTAAACTTACCTGTATTTAGTGCTACTCTGACGTTAGTAACAGGAGGAATACCTGGAAATGGTGATGTTGTAGTTCTAAAGTCTCTAATTCTTGCGGTAGTTCCAGAAGTCTCTCCAGTAACAATCTCATTGTAAATATATGTTCCAATACCAATCGTAGAGAATCCTGCAATAGAAACTGTTGGTGCTTCAGTATATCCAATTCCTGGATTGAGAATTTTAATTGAATCGATTTCAGTATTTGCATTAATTGTTGCAATTGCAGTTGCAGTTACTCCAGTTCCAGGTCCACCAATCGTTATCATAGGTGCAGATGCATATCCAAAACCAGTATCAGTGATATTAATAGTACTGACACTAAATTGAGTTCCACCAATTGAGCAGGTGGCAGCTGCTCCTGTTCCTCCACCCCCGGAGAATGTTATTGTTGGTGGGGATGTATATCCACTACCACCATTTGTAATTTCCAATCTCAATATGGATTGTACATTTCCCACACTTGTCGTTATTGCAACCGCAGTTGCTTTTATATCTCCTCCAGCAATATCTGGTGGATCGGAAAATGTGACCGTTGGTGCTGTTTGATATCCAGAACCGTCATTATTTAAGAAAATTTCACTAACTGCACCTGATGAAATACCTGCCGTTATTATTGCAGTTCTTGCGGTTCCAACGATCGTAAGAGATGTAATATAACCTTCATCTTCTACAGTATTGTCAACTTCCTCAATTGCAGTATCAATAAGTTCATTCTCCCATTCATAGAGTTCACAACTCAGTTCATAAACATAATTTGTGCCCAATTGATAAAATGGTTTTTCATGCTCAACTCTTTTGATTTCAAATAATCTTTCTCCAAGAGGAAAATAAATCAAATCACCTTCTTTTGGTCTAGTGATCAAATCAGCAAAATCATACTCAGTAATTCTACCCTCTCTAATTCCAGAAGAAATACCTTCCAAAAATGGTGCAATAAATTCTTCATATCTTTCTCTAGATATAGTCAAACTTATTTCGTTTTTCAATCTAAGACCAAATTTGGTCATAATATCACTATCAGGAGCATATCCATCATAATTATTGATATATGCTTCAATCATAAAAACATCATCAAACTTTGATGATTGTATTTCTCTTATGATATCATCAGTTTTAAAAATCTTTCTCGGTAGATAATAAACATCTACACCATAAATTTTTAACTGCTCATTAATAATATCCTGAACAAGAAATTGTTCATTAGAAGATCCTTGAAGAAAAAATGGATTTAGTGGCATACTTATTACCCAATCATGTCCATAGGTGGCAGTTCATAGTCAGATGACATTCTCTGTCTTATTTCATCCAACTCTCTTTGCCCATCTTCATATATAGCTCTACCATTTAGTTCTACTCCACCAGGAAGTTTTACTCCTTGGAATTTAATTAAGTTTTGTCCCCACTGCTTTTTGATTGCAGCAGTCAAATATTTTTTAACAAAACTATCATTGAAAACCTTTGAATAGTCTGCAGGATCTAATGCTCTGTAGCACTCAATAACTAAGAAATTATCTGCTTCTTGTGCATTCCAATCTATATCAAGATATAATCTATTTTGTCTTTGATTGAATCTAATTTGCTTATCTGTAGTCAATAACATATCAATATCTTCCAAATAAGATTTGGTCATTGAATATGTCAATAAGTCTACAGAGTTAAAGAAATATAAGTCATTTAAAAATAACTGATATTTGATACTAAACATTCCTCCAGAAATCGAACTAGTATCAAACTTAAATATTTTTTCAATACCAATTACAGAATCTGGAACTTGAATAAAGTTTGAAGTTTCATAAAAATTGGACGTAACTGTTCCAAATCCAGCAACATTGGTTGAAGTTCCTGTTGTGGTAACAATACCAACACCAGTCGTTGTGACACCAACAGATGCGGTTCCACCTCTTCCACGATCAATATCATCTTGAGAGATCTTATACTTTAAATATGTTTTTTCTACACCATCAAAGTGTCTTTCATTGAAATATTGAAGTGTATCATCAAGTAAATCCTCAACTTGTTCATCGGCAACGTTGATTTCTAAAACTGGAGCACCAAGTTGCCTAAGGCAATATTCTTTAAGTTCTTCTCTGGTAGTTGGTTTTGCCATCAGTAAATACCTCCATCAATCAGTCCTGCGTCAAGTGTTCCAAAAACAAACACATCATTTGAAAATGTTGCAATACCAACAAATGTTGATAATCCTGCAACGTGCAAATCTCTAGAGAGTGTTAAGTCACCACTAGCAGTTAATGTAGATGCAGCACCGGGAAAACCTGCCTCAAGACCACTTCTAGCAGTGATCAATCCAATAGCATCAACGTTTGTTACGTCTTCATATGTAAGTGTTCCTGCAATAGAAACATTATTTGCAAATGATACGTTACCAACAAATGTTGAGATACCTTGAACATGTAAACTGGAATTTGCGTCTATTGCTCCAGTAAATGTTGATAGTCCGGAAACAATTATCTGATCGGTATCTATTGTTCCAGTTACTGTAATACCAGCACCAGTAGTTTCAAACTTTCTAGAATCATTGAAGAAAAGTTCAACTCCACCATCTTTGGTGAGTCTTGCCATAACTTCGTCGGTATCCGACAGAAGTTCGATAATATTATTAGATTTTAACCTGAGATTGCCGTCCCCATCATCAAAGATATAACTGTGAGATCCATCATGGAAAATCTGAAGATCTCCCTGTGCAGCATTACCCAGTCTTATAGCATTTCCGTCATCAAGAATAATGTCTGCATTTACATCTAAATTGGATCCAAATGTAGATACACCAGATACATTGAGGTCATCTAACTCTGTGTGACCATCTACATCAATACTTGCATTAATATCTACATCAGATCCGAATGTAGATATTCCAACAACATTAAGTGTCTCTGAAATGTTAGTTGTATCTAATTCAGTTCTACCATCAACATCTAATGTTCCGTTGACATTTAATGCAGTCCCTATTGAAGCAATACCAGTAATATTGCCATTTCTGGAAGTAAATTCATCAAATACTAAATCATCAAATACATATAAATCACCACCAACGTAGAGATCTCCTCCAGTAGTTGTAATTCCACCAGCAGATGCTAAGGTGGTAACACCAACAGACTTAAATGATGAATTTGCAGTTGTACTATTTAAAATATCAACTGCTGCATTGATATCCACATTAGAAGCAAATGTTGCAATACCTGCAACAGAAATTCCACCATCAATGTTTACTTCTTTTGCAATTCCAATACCACCACTGATAACTAAGGCACCATTTGCGGGTGCTGAGGAGTTGGTAGTATTTGAAAAAGTTACAATACCTGCAATATTCAGAGTTGACGAATCAATCGTATCCGTCATATAGAAAGATTCTGTGGCAAGATCCCATACTAGGATCATTCCATCTCTAGTTTTTAGAGTAGAATCTACGTCAGTTAAATTAACTAATCGTGTTGGTGGTGCAGAAGCATTGGATAATACACGGATTACATTCTGAGAACCAATTCTATCGTTAATATTAGGCATTACCTGGTGACTCCCCCTCGGACTAGTGCTGCGCCCTCTACAGCTTTATATTCTCTGCCAGCATTTGTAATCTTCACATCAAAAACATATCTGCCAGGTTTTAAACTAACAGATTGTGAACCAGTTAAGGAGATTGAAATAATTCCTAGTTCTGGACTAGTTATTGTAGATCCAAGTGATACTGCTGTAGTTGCACCATAGTGCTTTCTCATCTGTGCAGTTGTTGATGCATCAGTCAAAATTAAAGGCGAATTGGTTCTAGTGTCTTCCAATTGAAATGATGTATCAAAGTCAAATCCTTGTTCGATCACAATATTGGATACATAAACAGCCATTATTTTATGATGCTAATATACCTCTAGCTATTTATATTAATTGTAGAGGCTAGTTATTTTTGAAGCAATTCTCTAAGAAGAGTTTTTATCTCATCAATATCTTTTCTCATATCATCCAATTCCTTTTTACGCAAATCTTTTTGTACTAAAGAATTGACATATTGGTTATAACCGGCAGTATCGCAGTTTACGATAGCACCGGTATTTTCATCTCGATAAAGATTTGAGTGTCCTTCTACTTTTATCATCTGAGTGCTATAACTCTAAGATCTGCAAAACGAGGTGCTTGTGCTTGATTAGAACTTGACATTACAATCTTAATTCCATAACCAGTGAAGAGATCCAGATTATCAACAGTAAACTCATATTCTAAGAACTCTCCATCCAAACTTGCTCTTACCCTTCTATCAGGCAATCCACTATTCTTAGATGGATCAACAACCAAAAGTCCTTCAGTTGTTTGCTTCAGATTGTTATATCCTGGGAACAATTCAAATGATTGCTGAATTTCACTAGAATCTGCTTTTATTGTTGTATAAAGAACTCTAAAATCAGCATCTCCTGGTCTTTCTGCAGCAATGATAACTTTAAGTCCAGATGCAGGGTTTTGGAGATTAGTTATGTTTGAATAATATACCGATGCGTGTGGATCATCAAGAACGGAATTCACTCTATTATCACCAGGATAA